CATGGCTGAGCTATTTCAGCTAGCTATAAAGAACCCTTTGGCCGCTATTACTTCAGCTTTGTGTGGTGCTGTTATATTCACTACACTAGGGCTGTTTGAGGTCAAAGAGACTATCGCTGGTATTAAAGAACAAAACACAGTGTCCGAACAAACCAACGACCGAGTATTCAAGATGGTAGAGCAGCTTGGAAGGATCGAGGGTATGGTTCAGGACTTACACAAAAAATAATTGAGTATCAATATGAAAATCCAATCTAAAGTAGTTTTTAACACATCACTTATTGCCCGTCATGCACCAAGCGTTCAAGACGGCTTAGTTGTTATTGGTGGAGATGCATGTGAGCATTGTGTCATTCCTGCTGGTGCAACACTAGAACTTAAAGATTCAGAATATCTAAAGTTTGAAAAAGCAGCAGCACCACTGTTAGAGTCTGGGGTACTAAAAATGTTAGTTCCACCTAAGATGACTTTAGATGAACAGGCTGAAAAGGATGCGGCTGAACTTAAGGCTGCCGAAGAAACAGCTAAAAGGCTTAAGAGTAAAATCAAAGCTTCTAAGGATGCAAAAACTGATAAGGAGTGATTATGACTGCAACTGTGGCTGACTTCCAAGCTCGCTTGCCTGAGTTTATAAATGTTGAATCTGCCACCATTCAGATGTTTCTGGATGATGCAGCTTTGATAATGAATGGCCCTGCTAAGTGGTTGGAGTATTTTGATGTTGCTCAGATTTACAGGGCAGCACACTTCCTAGCTGTTGCTCAATATTCCTCTACTGGTGACTCAGGTACTTTAGCACCTATATCCCACCAAGAAGTAGATGATGTAGTAATCAAAAGTGCTGTATCTTCTGTATCACCTTCCTTCGATGAACTAGCCAGTACTTCTTACGGCAAAAGGTTTATGTTTTATCGTAAGATATGCTTAACTGGATTTAGGAGTGCATAGACATGACAATGAATATGCAACGTGCCTTTAACCCTAAGATGTTGACAAACATAACTCTGAGGAGTGTGGTTGAAGGTGAGTTTAATGAGGACAACGATTGGGTAGAGGGTGCCTACTCTGACTCTACAATATACGGTAGACTGCTTGTAGGTAACAAGTTTTCTCAGTTTGATGTTGGCGTATCTAAAAGGGTAGAAGATGGAGGAACACGATTTAGTAACTTCAGATCACTGTTCATAAAAGATATTTATAAGTTAAACTTGAAAACAGACTTAATCGTACATAAAGGTTTGGTTTACAACATACTACAAGAAGCTGATGAAACTGTATTTGGTTTCCGTGGATTTTTGATAGAAGCTAAGGAGCCTTAATGTCTATAACAACACTACAAAGAGCTGATGTAAAAGTCATTCAATCTTTCGTTGATACTATGGTTGGAATACCTAAGTTCTCTTATCCTGCTAGACAAAACAATGCCCCAAAACCTGCTGATGAGTTTGCCCACATAAGGTTCTTGCAAGAGTACCCAGTAGGCATACCTACACAAACCATAAATACTCAGACTGAAAACACTACCACGTTTGTAACATACTCTGCTGCCAGATTGCTGTTTAGAGTTGGTGTAGTTGATACGACAGGAATACCATCATCAAAAATAATGCATGGTTGGACTTCTGAGGCAATGAAAGCCCTGATGATAAAATCAGGTTATGGCTTTATAAAATGTACACCTATCTCTGATGAAACTGCAAAGTTAGAAAAAGAGTGGGAAACTAGACAAGGCTTCTCCCTAGAGGTATATGCAACCCGTATATTTGTTGAGGAAGTTGATAACATAACAAGCATTTCAGTTAGTGGTGAGTTCTATGAGGGAAACCTTGAATCTTATCTGATTAACTTTGATGTAAACCCCTAATTAAAGGAACAATAATATGGCGATTGAGATTACTGAATTTGCTAATGTTGACATCTCAGTGTCACCCTCTGGTGTATCTGCTGGCAACTTTGGAATACTTGGTTTCTTGACTGATGAAGAAGGAGTGGTTAATGCTACCGAGCGTGGACGAGCTTACACTTCATTAGCTAGTGTTGGTGCAGACTGGGCAACAAGCTCAGAAGTATACAAAGCTGCTTCTGCATTTTACAGTCAAACACCTACACCCAAAGACTTTACAGTATTGGTAAACCTACGTACTGCACAAGATGCATACCTTACTGGAGGTGGCACCGAAACCGCAGCCGACCTAATTTCTGATATTTCAGGTGATAGTGGTGACCTAGTAATAACAACCAACACAGAAACTATCACTGTATCAGACTTAGACTTATCTCTTGTATCTATTGCTGATTATGCTGATATTGCTGTAGAAATTGCAAATGAACTAAATGCGGCTGCAACAAGCAATAGTATGACTTGTGTACACAATGGTTATCAATTTGTTATTGGTACTGGTGTAACAGGAAGAACGTCTACTATATCTTTTGCTGAAGATTCTGAAGCGGCCAGAAAGCTTGGTTTAACCCAGTCAACTGCAAAAGTTTCTGAAGGTTCAGATGGTG